AAGTAATCGATAACGATTAAACCAAGCTCTCCTTCAAGTCTTTGCTTGGCAATGAATGCTTCAATACTTTGCATGGTGGCTTGGTTATCATCCTTGAATGTTATAGGCCAACCTTGCATAGCTTGCACTTGTGTCTCTAGCTTTTGCTTATGACCTGCATTGAGAAATCCCTTGCCTGTAGGTTTGCGTACACCACTAGCATTGGAAAGTAATCTGCCAGCACATTCAGATGATGACATTTCCAAGCTTGCATAGCTTGCACGCAGGCCACGCTTTGCAGTCTCGTAGGTCATCTGTATTGCTAATGCACTCTTTCCTACTCCTGGGCGTGCTGCAAGGACGTACAAGCTACCTTTCTTGAATCCACCTCCAAGAATAGCATCTAACTTTTCCAATCCTGTTGGGATTGCTTGTGTACCACCAGCATCTACTTCAAGAAATTCTGCAAATGCTTCTTTACTTGCAGCACCACAACTTACCACGCCTTTACGTTGACTGAGTGACTTTGCAATGGTGTTTACAAATGTCTGAGAAATCTCTTCTGCTGGTTTACTTGCTTTTAAATCATCGTTTGCTTGCCATAAGGCACGCTCCACGGATCTCGTGTTACGATGATCTATCAAATATTCAATGTATCTTTCTATGCCACCACCACCATACTTCTCGCTCAAAAAGATTACTTCTTGTTTTAGCTCTGGATGTTCTATGATTAAATCAATCTCATTGGCAGGTGCTAACCGTAAGCACGTTTCAAAGATCGTGGAACGATCCATGCAGGAGAAGTCATCCTTGGTTAATGCTTCACCTGCTTGTGCTGTGGCCACTCCACTTTCATCATGCAGCATGGAGGAGAGAACTGCTTGCTCTGCTAATTCAACATCAATCATCCGGGTGCTTGGTAGTTACATCAAAATTTAAGCCATGAGTTGAAACAGAATTATTTACCACGTTATCATACCCTCCATCATTCAACCATGAGTTTGGATGTTTTGCATAATTTCCTTTCTCGTGAAAATGTTGATTGTATTTATCTGCAACTGTCTTCGGATCAAGCTGTGAAAGATCATCCCAATTTAATCTGATAGTCTTGACAACTCGTCTTGCAAATTGTTGGTTTTTACATACTTCCCAGAATGCTTGAAACCATGCATGAGTTTCCTCTTTTTTTGCATCCTTATTTTTTGTCTCTGTATTATTTTTCATTATATCTTTAGATATAATAATATTATCTACACACGTGTGCGCGCGAGGATTGTAATACGGGGGTATTACATTGGCATTTTGAATGGTCGGTGCAATGAACTGTGAAATCGCTGCTTTCACGACCTCAGATTTCCTCATTCCTGTAAGCTCACAAAACAACATTAATCGTGCGTTTGCGGACTCGTTTAATCGGAATGATGTTGTGTAACTTTTTCCTTCTTCTTTTTCTTCTTCTGACATATTTTTATGCTCCTACTAATGCTATAATCCATGCAAATATCATCCATATCCAGGTGATAACTGCTGCTATAAATATTGCTGTTATTATTATTTTATTCATGATTTTATTAAGTGTATTCATATGTAACTTATTGTAGTTAGTTTATCGTTTAATGATACTGCTGGCATAGTTTTTTATGCGTTGCACGGGTATCAAGTACGCTTTCTTTGGATAGGAATCTCCTTTGCCTGTGAATTGACGCAGGGGTGGATTTGTTTCCACGATTAGATCCTTTAATTGCTTTGGGGTTATAAATATAAACTCAGTCTTGGTATCAAATATCCACCAATCTGCGGTGGTTGCCATTAATCCGGATCGCTTTCCATACATCTCCACTTCCACCACGAGATTGCCGGAATAATGAGCCTTCCAATCCTGCTTTACCTCGTATCCTTGCTTCGTATTGGCTAAGAAGAAATCAAAGCCAGAGAACTTGCCTGGTATGGGTATGGGCTTATGCCCCTTGGATCGGAAGAACTCAATTAATTCGGCCTCACGCAGCTTGCCAACACTAAGACTCGTGTCGAACTCGGTCATGCCTCAGATATTGCAGATCCAACTGCAAGTGCTTGGAAGAATGCAGTGGTTGCTTTCGTTGGCACTATGCCACGCACACGCTTCAATCGTTCTTTCTTCTCTTCAAGTGCAAGTTCGTTCTTAATATCACGCCAATACTTTAGTCGATAATAAGTATCTCTCTTGCGGTCTTCTATTGCTTTCTTCTCAGCAAATATCTGCTTCTTAATCTCACGACAGTGATCTAGCACTGTATGAAACGCCCTTGATACACAGTTGTTATAGCATCGATCATTATCTCTATTGAAATAAGGCATACCTTTGTAATGTTTCATTTTATACTTGGTTCGCTTTGTGTTGGATTTTGCTTTTGTTTGTAATTCAACACTCACTCTATAGTAACCTGGTTTCTTTATCACCCATGCGCTCTTGCGTACTGCCCCATGGTCTATGTATGGACATGAACGTGGGTCGCTAACCCACACTTCAATACAATTAAATGGATAGTCATCTTTCTCCCATAATGTGTTTTTAAAATGACGATCTATATCCTCTTGAGTGATGTAAACTAGCGGATCGTAACAGTATTTAAGCCAAGTATTCTCATCTCTTAACCTATATCCAAGCGCTTTGATTTCATGTTTCTTTAGGCAATTATTATGTAGTCGGTAAACAAAGCCATAGAACTTTACTTCTTCCTTAAAAAAGCCTGTCCTGTGCCAATGCTTCCATTTGCTTTTTTCTCTATTAGCCTCTGACCTCATACCTGAGTAAGTAACTGCTTGAGTTCTGCTCTGGTTATTTCTGTATTCTTACGAAATATAATCTTACCCTTCTGTACATAGTAAGGTAGCTCCTGTGGCTTTAAGTCTTCTTTTAGTTTACTATCCTCAATGTATGCCTTCTGCTCAGTTAAGGTACGCATGTCACCATCTCCACACAATTGCATGGTCTGCTCACTACTTGCATCAAGTATGCTCACATCAAGCACATCTCCACCAGCAATAAGTAATGGAAACTTCTCACCATCAAAGACACGATTCTGCAAGCTATAAGGTAAACGCTTCACAATGTTTGTTTTCTTTGCATCTGACATGCCGCCAAGAATAAGTTTGGGATGTATCCATTTTCTACCAATAGCTTCAAATTGTTTCCATGCTTTTGCAGGTACAATATCACTAAACTCAAGTTGCATTTTATCTGCATACTCAGGATTTTGGTCTATTGCTTTTACATATATCTCTCCGGCTTTTACAAATCCATTAATGCCATTGGTAATCGCATCTTTAAATTCGCTAGTTATTTCATCATAGGTTTTTGTTAATTCAGTTATCATAGTATTTTTGAGTTAGTTAGTTTTGGAAGTCCATGACTTCTCGTTTAATAATTTAATTAGATCATCCAGCTTGCATGTGAACATGCTCTCCGAATTGTTCTTTCTGTGTATGACGCATGGTGGTTTTTCACCTGCATCTCGTATGCTTTGCGTCATAGCAGCATATAGGTTTAATGCTTGGACATGCTTGGCCTCGATATGAAATGGAAAATCACTCACCACATCCGGGGAATCCGATCCACCAGAGAATTGTTGTCCTCTGCGTGAATCTGGAAACCCATTTTCGGATAAGTAGCGTGCTAATTCCCTCTCGTATCTAGCTCCTTTAGATCGAGAATTAATTTTGCCCATTTATATTTCTTCCCACCAGGTTAATCTTGGCTGCCATCTCCCTGTCACATTCAAGTAAGTCTTCAATTTTCTTACAGGTGTGTGTGATATTACTATGATTGCGTTTAAAAACCTTGCCCAATTCTTCAACCTTATATCCTTGTTTGCGAGAAAAATAGACTGCACATTGGCGTGCCAAGGATACATCCTGTGTGCGTTTCCTACTTTCTAACTCTTTAATAGTCACGCCAATAGTCTTAGCACATATCTCTTTGATATCATCAATAGATACCATGCAGTCCCTTGTGGTCACAATCGTGATGTCAGGATCGCTTTTATTGTTCATATCCTCACCTGCCAATGTAGCCACTAATTGTTTCAGTGCTGCATGTAATACCACAACCGCGCCTTCAAAGTTCTGTTGCTCAATATGAGCTTCAGCATAACCCAGCACTTTATCCATCTCGTTAATTTTCAATCGATTAGCCATTCTTCACTGCTCCTTCCTTCAGTTTTCATCCACTTGTTAATTTCTCTCTTATCCCATGCAAACCCACGTCCACCTCGACCATTCGTTCCATCAATTATGTAACAGGTTAATCCCTCATCCTCATGGAATTGATCTAAGGATGTCTGCGATTTAAATCCAAGTATTTCGAGTGCTTTCTTGCTGGAAATAAGATACTTCTTTGCACCTTGATTCCTGCCCATTACGCCACCTTTTGGTTAGCCCAACGCAAGGCATTGGAAAATTCATACATCGATATGGTCTGCCTGTTACGGATCTTCCTGGTCTCAATGTTATGTTCCTTAATTATCTTGTAAACATAACTCCTGCTCACACCAAACTTCTCGCTGGTCTTACTTATAGACAAGCGATTCTCAGTAAAAGGCGTGCCAAGATTTAATGTTTTAATATCATCGGAATAGCCCGGCCATACATCGGTACGCAAACATTCACCATAGATTTTAATCGCTTCAAGCACCCTTGGTACTTCACGCTCAATATCATTGTTATCTATATGGTAACATGCAGTGGCATATGGTTCACTCTTCTCGACAACCAAGAACACAAACTGCTTGGGTCGCTCACCCATTGTTCGTAATGCAGTCATGTAGAATGCAGCTTGAAATGCATAGCCAAATTGACGCACGCTTTTGGCAAAGCCTTTCTCACTTGCATCTAATGTAGTTTTTAGATCAAGCACCATTCCTGTCTCACTATTATATAGGTCAGGACGAACCTTGCAGGGCGTGCCTTCGATCTCGAAGTATCCCGTATGTTCAGTCTTACTTTCGGGATGGTATAACATATCAAGTAGCAATGGATGCATTCTCGCAGATGCAGCTACTTCCATGCACATAGAATAATCAGATTCTGGTAACCAACGCTTGTTTGGTTCTGATGCTTCCATCTCTGCAAACGCATCCTTGTAAGCTTTGGTTCTGCTAGAATTACCATCAATCTCTGTTGGCTTGCATCCAAATTCAATGTCAACTAATGCAGGCTCAAGTGTAGCAGTATGCACCAGGCTGCCATTTAATAGGGCAGGGGTACTTGGCGTGGGGAACTTCATCGAATGCTTCACCTTGAGTGGGCAAGAGCCGAGCAATTGTCTTGCTCGACTCGAACCCAACGCAATATCAGCATGATAGTCCTCGTTACTAATATTAGGTCGTAACATATCAATAAGGGACTTCGTCCTCGTCCTCCTCAACAGGTGGTTCAAATGCTGCAAACGGATCTTCACCTTTGAACAATGCCGGTAGGTTGATTGCTTTTAACTCTGCCTTTGCAATAGCTCGCAGATCATCATCCATCTTTTTAATCGGTTTAGGATTCATGGCATAAGTTGTTTCCAATCCTTCACCATTCCGCACCACGCTAATGTCGTACTTCCGGCAGTCACCCCAATCTTCATCATTGGCAAGCTGAAGCAACTCCGCTTGTAGTTTTGTTTGTGTAAGTTCAAGTATCTGCACCTTACTCTCTGCATAATTATAAACCACAAACGCAAAAAAACTGCGTGGTTTATCCTCAAATGCCTGTGGTGCTTCTTCACCTTCTGCCCAACGGATCGGACGCTTCTTGCCATCCACAACTGCCCAGCCTAACGTTCCACATATAAAGCCTGGAGTAGGCTTATCATCACTACTTCCGATTATTCGGAACTTATTGTCTCCCTGCTGAAACCTCATATAGTTTCCAGCGCCACCACCACCTTCTGAAGGTGCTTTTATATTACTAGGTAAGAATGCCATAATATTATATATTTTATTGTTTTTGTATTTTGTTGTTGCTTATTGTATTTTGTCATGCTTTTTGAGGTACATGAGCAAAACCCGTGAAAATCTAACCAAACCCTTATCCCTACGCTTACACTCAGATGTGCGTAAAACTATTAAAACCCTCAGTGAGGATACCGGTCTTCTTCAAGCCCAGCTTTACGACATGGTTCTTCGTGCTGGTTGTAAGACGATTGCAGAGAATGGAATGAAGCTTGAACTTCCGTTGAAGTTTGAGTTTCCAAAAAAGAAGTAAGTAAATTCTGCAAGTCTGTAATCTTTACTAAACTTGGGCGGTCTGCAAATATCTCGACTGTCCCGTTTTCTTTTACCCTAAATTCTATACCATTGAATATTGCTGTTGTTATCATAACTCCTTGTAGTTAATTGTAGTTTAATTTTATTGTTTAGCATATAGGTAATATGCATGGGGGATTTTTAATTATGCGATCTTACTCGCAGATATAGTAGGCAGCCCACTATATATTTGATCAGTCAACTTGGTATCTTTATGGCCAAGCGCTTTACTTGCCGGATAAATTCCATTGCTTCTCATCAAGCGATGTCCGCAATACTTTCTTAACAAGTGAACTGCAAATCTTTCAGTTACTCCACATTCTTCTTTTAAGAATTGTGCAAAGCGTTCCCTAATTAATACCTGGGAACAATTTAAAATTAGATCATCGAAGTTACGCATCTCCATGACCTTGTCCCAAAATGTTGGATCGCATGGTCTGTCTTGAAAGTCACCACCACTTTTAGGCTTATGAATACGAATGCATTTATTGCCTTCTAAGTCCTCATATAAATCACTCCACTTCGCTCGCCTCATTTCTGAGTTACGCAAGCCTAATCCGTACGCAAGTAAGTAAGCTTTGTAAAAAATTGGTTTGGTATACTTGACCGATTCACACTTCTTGATAATTTCATTAATGTCATTCGTTGGTATGAATGCCTTAACGGGCTTTTGTTTGATTACCATTGTTTGCCAATTGGCCATATGACTAGTCTCAATCCCAATCTCGTCATACCATTCAATCATGCCACGAGAAAATAATGACTTGGACAATTTCAATCTATCTGCACCTTCTGGAAAGTTACGCAAAAAATGCTTAGGCAAGATCAACCCACTCTTGGGATGCCTGCCAGCCAAATACCTTGTATCCAAGTCCAAGCTCATCTCTAGTTTCTTTAATACATACTTGAATGCATTCGCGCAATTACGCATTGTTTCATACTTCGGTACATTAAAAGATGTACTTCGACAATCTTTGTAAGCGTAAATTAATTCGCTTAGAAGGATTGTCCGTGCTTGAGGTTTCTCATAATTTAATACAATATTGTCAGGCATACTTCGTGGGGGTTGTGGTAATTTTCCACGATTATCTATATCTCCTCCTGGAGCATGTAAAGCTTTTATGTAATTGTTAGTTATGTGCATCTTTTTAGTTTTTATTTTTGTGGGTTTTTATTGCCCCTTGCGACTTCCTCTAAGAAATGCATGTGATCTCTTTTAAGAAATGCAAGGTTCTATCTAATTGTTGTTAGTAAATATCCTTGTTATGGAAGCAAAAAAAGCAAAAAATGTTTTTATGTCAAACACATTGTGTATTTTTTTTACCTTCATTAGGTAGCACTAGTAATGCAGACCAAAAAAAGCCACCCGGAGGTGGCTAGGTGCTGACACTCCTGCCAGCTAACTCAAGGAATTACTACGTCCCTTTTGTAAATGTTAAGTTAGTTTGAGTTATTTATTTTGTCAAGTTACTCTAACTCTAACTCTGGAATATTTGGTATGCTTGGCATCTTTCCAATGTTTTCTATTGCTCGCTTCTTTGCTTTATATTCCTTGATGCGCTTCTTGCGTTTGTAGTCTGCACCTGCACCAAAATGTTGGCTATATATTTTACCAATAAAAGGTATATTTTTTTCTATAATTCTACCTGCTCTTTCAAAATCTCCCTTTAATGGTGCTTCTATACCTACCTCAACTAACTCTGTTACTTTAGGTGGCATAAAAATATCTATCGCACCATAGTATGGATCATCCGCAAGTCTTCTTGCAGTGTATCTACTTAATCCAAATAGGGTAAGAATTGCATCTGCTGCTGCACCTGCAACATTCTCCATTTTAGGGACTTGATCCCCTGTCATGCCAGGCTTGTCATCTCTATCAAGTAGGTAATCTTTAAATAAGTTATTTGCAGTCATACCACCACCAAACAGGACAGACAATCGTATGCCTTGCCTCATGCCATCACGGATCTCATTTGCATTTCCGCTTGCAAGTTTTCTTGTTATATCTCTGCGAGTAGTTTCAAGTTGTTTGAGTGCAAAACTTTTAAGAAAGTATGCAGGTCTAGCACCAGGATTCCTTAGATAAAACTCTGAATATTCTGACAATGATATAGGCTGCGTCTTTGCAAGTTGTGAGAATAAATATGTTTTAACATTAGGATCATTTGCATCGCCACGCTTGAGAGCATCTAGGAATTTCTTTGTTTCTGGCCCGTAGTATTCTGACATCTCCTTTGCAAAATCTTGGTACTCTTTCGATCTAACATTAGCAACTTTCTTACGAGCTTTCAAAAACGCACCATTTAGGTTGGACTCTTTCATTAATTCGTCCATGCGTTTGAATTGCACCTTACCTAAAGTATATCTCAAGGTTTTATTAAGTGCTTCTTTAGCAACTCCAAACTTACCTCTTTGTGATTGGGATAATGGATCGGAAAACTCTTTCGCAATGTCATCAAGTCCCAAATCCTTTATTGTTATACCTGTTCTAGCGGCAGTCTTTGGTGCAGTTGTTAATGTATTTAAAGTACCATTACGATATGCGTTAAGCATAAATTCTGATGCCTGTGTTATCGTGGATATTGGATTACCAATACTTGCAAGGTACATAGCATCTCGGTAGAATTGTGCGCCCTGTCCTATAGATTTTTCACCACCAGATAATCTAGCATCAAAAAGTTCGTTGATCTTTATAGCATCATCACCTGATATTTTACCTCTTTGTTTTAGTTTAGATAAAAGTTCCGTGTAACCTTCGACACCTTTTACTTTTCCTGTGAACTTATTTTTTGCAACCCGGTAGGTTACATTGTTTATATAGTTCTG